AAGGGTTAAGCTAAAACCATCTTGCCGCCGCTGATTTTTCCCTCGAAGGAAATCTGGGCAAGCCCGTTCTTTTCCGTGCTTACGGGATGTGATTTCATCATCAGGATAGAGCCAGCATCCAGACTGAAATAGCTGGTTGAATCAATATAGAACGCAAGGCCCGCCGTTCCGGTTGAGGTGATCGCCGTACCCGCCGCGCAAAGTGCATCCAGTGCAATTACGCCGGTCGTGTCCGCCGGGTCATAAATACCGTTAAAGCTGACCGTTCCGCCGTCGCCCATGCCGAAAACGAAAGTCTTGATATCGTCGCCGAATTCCGTATCTTCCAGAGTCTCTCTGGTGAAACCTGAAAGGTTCCACGTTCCCATTCCGGCAACCTTGTTGCCCGCATATTTGACCGATGCTAATTTACCAACTTTTGCGCCCATGATAATTACCTCCTGATTTTTAAATGCTTTGGATTTTGGGCAAAGAAAAAGGCGGCATAAATAGAGGGATAGCTCTATCCAGCCGCCTTGAATCTTTCTTACGTTTCCCTTGGATGATCAGTCCGCCGGAAAACCCAAATTTTTATTTATGCTACTTTTCTTCCCCTTAACTGCCTTGTTACTACTGCCTTATACCATCTATATGTTTCGTCGGTGACTTCCATCGTCGTCAAATGTGACGCTGGGATTGTCGTATCAACAAAGATTTTATTTCCCGCCTGCCGTAAATCGTGACAGAATCCTATGTCCTCACCGATTACTTTGCCGTCATCGTGATATCTGAACTTGAACCACGGCGCGGGCATATATCGGAAAACATCCATATTGAACATCAGGCAACCCGTGCCCGTGGCGTCCACTTCCACAAGTTCCTCGTTCCATTCATCTATGCTGTGATAGTCACCTGGCTGACCCTTGAACATCAGGGGATCAAACGGCGGTTTTCTCCGATAACAAAGAGCGCCGACAATTTGCAGATCGTGAGACAGCAGTCTAGGAATTGTGTCTTCGTGATATAACATATCCGTATCCATCATCAAAAGATGTGTGCATTCCGCCGCCAGCGCCGTTTCTACAATCTGATTTCGCATGTTGGCAATGTCGCCCTCGTCCGTGAGAATAAACTCATAATCAGGCTTTTTCATCAACATGACGCTTTTGAAAAAAGCCGATGGGACGACGCCATAATTGCACGGGAAGCCGATCCCCAACATGACCTTTCTTGCTTGTGCTGCCCTTATTTGATCGCCAATATTCATTCTACGCTTGCCCTTTCTTCTGCTGTTTCGTCCCAATCCTCCATTGCCTGCCGCGCTTCGTCAGGCGTCCTTTTGCCATTAGCCATAAAAAGCCGTTCTCCGTCTTCCTCGCCGCACTCAAGCCAGATAATCGCTATCCATTCAGCGCGGGTGATTTGTGATAATTTCTTCTGCATTGTTTTCCTTTCCAACAATAACTTCCTGAAGCATTTCTCTTATTTCTTCTTGCGTAAAATCACGCGAAACAAATCTGCCAGTATCGGTATGGTAAATTACTTTTTTGTCGCTTCCAAAAACCGTTGCATCTATTTCCATAACTTCCTTTCTAGTCCGTCTGGACCTTGGCCTCATAATCAACGGCGTAGTGTTTTACGTTCTGCGTTCCCGCTGACGTGGTAATGTCTTCAACCATCGTTGTAATGTTCTGACGGCGAAACCAAACAAGCACGTCACCGGTAATCGTTAAAGAACAGTCGTCGAATAAAAACTTCAAATCCTTCAGCATCCCCGTAATCTCGACCGCGCTTTCGGAGCTTGAGAAAAGCGAAAACTGAATCAAGGTATCTTCAAAGCGTTCCGTGAACTGCCAATCAGGGACGGAAGAAACCACAAAAAACACGATATAAGGAAACTCGCAACCATCCGGGGCGCAGTCAAGGAACACCCTTCCGTTTACATCCGATGATAAAGCGGAGCCGGAAAGTTTGCTGACTATGGCCTTGATCAATTCGTCCATTACGCCGCCTCTTTACAGTACAAATCCAAATATTCGTTTTTTTCTCCCGGATTAACCACACTCACAATCGCAAAATAACGGTTGCCGAATTTCAGCCGCCATGAACTTCTTAAAATGCTTCTGTGTCTGATCCGCACCCGGTGAGTAATGATCAGTGTCGTGGCGTTCGCCTGGTTCCGCTCGTTGCTTGTCGCGTCCCAGATCGCCGCCGCTACGTTCGATGCAAGCGTTGTCCAGGCAGTTGTAAAATTGCCCATGCCGTCAGGGGTTTTCGTCTGTGCCTGAATATCGACAAGTTTGTTGAGGTCGCCTGCCCTAATCATGCAAAACTCCACAATTTCTTTCCGTAAAGCAGGTTTTCAATCGCCTTATTTTCCCATATCTGCCGGTCTGTTTTCGTTTCCCGACAATTATAGAGGTCTGCCGCGCCTAAAAGGATCGCACTCTTTATTTTGCTTGGCACCAAACTTACCGCCGTCCATCCGCAAACGAACTCAATGCAGATGGGATTTGACGGATAAAGGGTTACTGACGGCCAGGTGCGGCCATAGGGAAGAACGATTCGCCCGCATTCGTCGCCGTTCGTTTCCACAAGGTAATCAACGTCAACGGCCATTGTGGTCACGGTTCCGTCACAGTCCTTGTACGTCATGATGGGGGCCGTGCCTGTGCCATTCTGGAGGTTTCCAAACGGTAATTCGATGTAATTCTTATCGCACGGGAATTTATCCAGATAGGCTTTCCACGTCGCTGTAAGTAGTTGCCGGCCGGTGAAGTCCTCAGCGTCGCCAATCGAGCTTTGAAGTTTTTCGGTTAACAAAGAATCCTCTGCCGTGGTTGCCGCGTTCACAAGAATGGACGTTCCAAATTCACAAGCGGCCAACAGAACCTTTGAGGCCGTTCTGATCCACTGCTTCGTTCCGGTATATGCTTTTTTATAATCCGCGTTATCGTTCGCGGTTGTAACCTGTGCGAAAATACCAGCAGTAGGATCCGCCGCCGGTATCCAATCAGTATATGGACCGGCCAGAACATCCGCTTCCTGGATCTTCGTGTCAACGGTTCCCGTCGCGCCGTTCGTTCCGCAATGAAAAAGGACATCCGCCTGCTTGCCCAGAACATCAACGCCGGTGCCGACATGGACGGTATAATTATTCTGAATAGCCTTTGATCCATAAGCAAGACTCTGCGTCAGCGTCAGATTGCCGTCAAACGTTCCGGAATCAAGCCGTAAATGGGCCTTTAATTCGGAAAGCGAAACGGGCAATAATGTCGGCGCAACGGTCTGGACTGTTTTCATTCAACGTATCCTTCAGCGAAAATGCAAACGGCACCGGCGCCGGATGAATCCAGGGTAAGCGCGGTTGCTGCGGTTAATTTCACTGGGCGCTTAAATTTCCATTGCAAGGAAGTATTGGCGGCCATTGCGATAGGCCCGATCTTTGCGGTGTCAAGACTTCCGGGTGTTGTTTCGCCTTCGCCAATGGTATGGGAAAGAGCATTCGCGCCATTATTGATGGTCAGGCTTTCGATATAAATCGATTTGCCTGCTGCCGGGGCCGCTTTCAGTTCTTCGCAACCAGATGCATCGGCGGAAACACCATTGATTATAAAAGCGTCAGCCTGTGCTCCCGGTCCTACGTCTGGTGTGGTGACTGTTATAGCCATTGTTCAACCCTCCCTATATTTTCTCTATCCATTAAAGCCATAATAACTATAGCGGGCATTGCGGTTGCCGCCGTGTGCATTAAATGATTCCCGATGCTATCAAAGAGAATGACGACAAAGACCGATAAAAGCATCCTGTCTTTTATGGTCGAGAATTTCCGGATGATATAAGCAACGGCTATACAAAATCCGATTATCCCGAAATTCCATAGTAAATAAGCGTATTCAGAGTGAAGCATATTTCCCGGCTGCCAGTACACTCCCGGGCCAACTCCAAAAACAAAAGTGTACCAATGGGTAGAAATTTTACTAATGGCATCCGTCCAGTATTCTATCCGGGCAATAAGAGAATCGGGCGTTTTGAACAACAAGAAATAGATAATTCCGGGGATGATCGAAAGCGCAGCGCCTGCCCAGCCCCAGACAAAGAATCCGATACCAACGCACACGGCAGCAATGGCCGTGCTGGTATGCGTTAAAATCAATACCCCGATAATCAGAGGAAGGAACATCCACCATTTTTTCCTAAAGAATAGAATCGTGGAAACGGCCAGGAAAGCAGCGAGGAAATTCTGATTTCCCAGCGTCGCCCGCGCCGGTTGGTGTCCATAAAAATATTGTATAAGTCCCATAATTGATAGGATAATTGCAATGGTACAAATGACGTTACAATAAGATTTATTCTCAGTGCGTCCAAATTTAACAACGATATAAATAATCAGTCCGGCCATGAAAAAAATAAGCGAGTCAATGGCCTGTATGATGGTTTCATCAAAGACGATTTTGCCCGTAAAATATGACGAATAAAAATAAGCGAACCACGCCGCAAGGAAAGCCCCGAAAGCGAAAATGGCCTTATCCATCGTCATAATCGACAAGGCAAGGACCGCAAAGACCACAAACATATAAGCGTGGCCATAAAAGACATTCGGTCCCCATACCCAAAGCGCGACGGCAAACAGTCCCGCCAGAATAAGCCGATCATCAAATTTTGGGGGAGCGTAAGCCCCCCCTGTGATTTTATTAATGAGTGGCATCCGCCGTAACCCTGATATAATCGGTTCCGTTGTGCATCACTACCGCCGTTTTCCCGGTCGCGATAGAAACACCAGTTTGACCACTTTCCTTAATTGTAACCGTCCCCGCCGCGCCATTGCGGACAATCCGAATTCTGCCAGAGACGCCACCGCTTTCAATGATGTTCGCGTCGCCAGATCCTGAAGACGTGACCAACAGTGAGCAAAGCATGTCTGCGGCCGATAAAACCCAGTCTTCTGCCAGTGCGTAAGCGTGAGTTGCCGCGATAGTAAAAATGGGACCTGAAAGCGTCTTATTCGTCAGTGTTTTTGTGTTGGTCGTGGTGAGAACATCACCGGCGCCGATGGATGCCAACTTATTAATCTCGGCTGCCGTGGAAGTAACCGCCGTTCCTGCAAGTTTAAGCGACCCGCCGGATTCAACGTCCACAATTCCACCGGACAAGACGGTTATTTTTCCGCCAGACTCAACCGTCTGTTCATCCGGTCCGCTCTTATGCACCAAGGCTTGATAGGTAGTATCAGAAGCGGCAAAGGCGACTGCAACGAAAAGCAGAATCAGAATTGTTATAATTGAAAATTTCTTCATGTCTTTTTCTCCTTTGCTTATCCGGGCGAGTTTCCCCGCCCGGAATGGTTATTGAGGGCAGGTTTATTTTACAAAGGCGGGATATCGCCGGGATGCCCCTTCTGCATGCTCACGGAAATTTGCGTTCCGGTTGCGTTGCTGTCGTTTTCGGCCAGTGTGAATTTCAGCCACTTTTTTCCGCCGACATATCCGATGT